TGAGAGAGAAGGAATGAAGCACGGCAAGATTGCTGGTAAAGATTTGAAAACTACCAAAGCAAGAAGAGACGATGCTCATTTTGAAACTCGTAAAAAAGGAGAACATTCAGAAGCTGCAAGAACATTAGGTAATGGAACAAGAAATTACCCTATGAGAAAAGGTCTTCCAAAAATGAAAGTTATACCAAACGAATATCTTCAAGAAGAAGTCGAAAGATTAAGAAATAAAAACGATGAGTACCGTAAGGCTCTTAACGTGTTCAGAGAAAAACTGAATGAAGTTGCGGTATTTAATTCAAATTTGGCATACGCTACTAGATTGTTCACAGAGCATACAACCACAAAACAAGAAAAAATCAATATCTTAAGAAGATTTGATGATGTGGAAAGTCTTAAAGAATCTAAAAATCTGTATGGTACTATTAAAAATGAGTTGAATACTCAGGTTCAAAGTGTTGTAACTGAATCTATCAAAGAGATTGACAAATCTCCAGCATCAGGTTCATCACAAAACTTAATTGAATCTAAAACGTATGAAAATCCACAGTTCTTAAGAATGAAGGATATCATGTCAAAAATTAACAGATAAAAATAAATAAATTAAAAAAACCAATATTAAAATGGGCGCATTATTAGAAAGTGGTCTAGTTGGTAACATCGGTCTTAAGCACTTGAAAGTTATCAAAGAAGACACAGTAAATAAGTGGGACAAATTAGGATTCCTTGAGGGTCTAGGTGGTCACTTGAAAGAGAACGTAGCTCAGTTGTACGAAAACCAAGCTTCATATTTGATTAACGAAGCTTCTTCAACTTCTGACTCAGGTTCTTTCGAGACCGTAGTTTTCCCAATCGTAAGAAGAGTATTCTCTAAACTTCTTGCAAACGATATCGTATCTGTACAAGCAATGAACTTACCAATCGGTAAATTGTTCTACTTCGTACCTAAAATCCAAGGTTACTCTGGTGGTACTACTCCTAACGACCTAGGTTACTTCGGTCAATCTGGTGACCACTACGCTCCTGTAGGTTCTCCAGGTAACTACCCAGGTAATCCTGACGCTGGTTACACTAACGGTACAGGTTCTTACAATCCTACATACACAAAGGATTTGTATGACTTGTTCTACGAAGGTAACGAAGCTGGTTTGAATCCTCCAGGTTTGTTTGACTACTCTAAAGGTAAGTGGTCAGCTACTACAGCTGCTACTACAACTGTAGCTTGGAACAACAATGGTCTTATGGTTCCTGCAGCATACGCTATAAACGATTACAGAAAGGTTATTATCGTATTGAGTGGTTTCTCTAACTCAGGTGCTGGTCAACTTATCGGACCTAATGGTAACACTATGGATACAGAAGAATTCCTTTCAGGATTGAACATCTTCGGTGTTCCTTCAAACGCGACTACTTCTGCTAACACCAGCAATCCTTACTTATTCAGAGTAGTAACTCAAAGATACGGTAAGGGTATCGTAGAATACGGTAACCAAGCTTCAACTACTTGGCCAACAACTGGTTCAGGTGGTCAGTACTACAACGTATGTGACGCTAACGGTAGAATTTACTTGGAGGTAGACCTTCAGGTTCCTGTTTGTATTGAGTGTGGTCAAACAACTCCTGATGGTTACACAGGTTCAACATTCGAATCTACACCAGCATTGAACCAAGCGTTCGTTGGTGTTTACAGAATCTACAAAGAACTTGAATTCGAAGACCAAATCGGTGAAGTTTCTTTCGACCTTGAGTCAGTAACTGTTTCTGTTACAGAAAGAAAACTTAGAGCACAATGGTCTCCTGAATTGGCACAAGACGTTGCGGCATTCCACAACATCGACGCTGAAGCTGAATTGACAGCTTTATTGTCTGAGCAAGTGGCTGCTGAAATCGATAGAGAAATCTTGAGAGACTTGAGAAAAGGTGCAGCTTGGAACCTAAGATGGGATTACAACGGATGGAAGAGACTTGCTTCTAGCGGTACAACTCCATACACTCAGAAAGACTGGAACCAAACTTTGATTACTGCAATCAACCAATTGTCAGCTCAAATCCACAAATCAACTTTGAGAGGTGGTGCTAACTGGATTGTTGTTTCTTCTGAAGTTTCAGCTATCTTTGACGACTTGGAGTACTTCCACGTTTCAAACGCGGCTCCTGAGCAGGACCAATACAACATGGGTATCGAAAGAATCGGTACTTTGTCAGGTAGATACCAAGTGTATCGTGACCCTTACTTCCCAGCTAACCAAGTGTTGATTGGACACAAAGGAACTAGCTTGTTGGATACAGGTTACATTTACGCTCCATACGTACCTCTACAATTGACTCCAACAATGTATAACCCATTCAACTTCACTCCTATCAAGGGTATCATGACTAGATACGCTAAGAAGATGGTTAACAACCGTTTCTATGGTAGAGTAACAGTTGACGGTGTTAGAACATTCGACTTGAGAGAATTGAGATAATATTTATCTTAATTAACAACAGAAGGGAGACGAAAGTCTCCCTTTTTTTATTTTACGGGTATTTATAAGATATAATTTTCAAAAGGTGAGTCTTTGTAAAAAACTTGTAATCAAAAACATATCTACTGTTGTTAGGGTTATCTCATACACTCGATGTTCGGATGGTTTGGTAATTTACAATTATCAAATTCCTGCAGGTGCTACAAGGACAATTTATTATAGAATATATTCTTATAGTACCGCATCTCCTCAAAGTTTTCAAATTTTATCGTTAGAAGATTGGCCGCCAGATTCAACACCAACACCAACACCCACGATAACTCCTACGGTGACTCCTACGGTGAGTATTACTCCTACTAATACTGCTTCACCAAGTCCAACGAGAACGAGTACTCAAACACCTACACAGACCTCCAGTGGGACTGCAACGCCAACACCTACACCAACCGTAAGTCCAACTCAAACTCCAACTAACACACCTACACCTTCAATTACTCTGTCGGCAACAAATTCACCAACACCGACAAATACAAATACTCCAACTCAAACGTCAACTCAAACACCTACGAGTAGCGTTACTCCATCAAATACGCCAACGCCAACAATAACTGAATCACCAACAGCAACACCAGGTGAAACTCCAACTCAAACTCCCACAAATACTGCATCTAATTCTCCTACACCAACAAATACGGATACTCCGACCCAAACTCCATCCCAAACACCAACATCGACGGTCACTAGTACTCCTACGGTAAGTATTACATCATCTCCAACAGCAAGTAATACCCCAACTAATACTCCTACAAATACTGTTACCGCAAGTAATACTGTTACACCAACACAAACAGAAACTCCAAGTCCAACACCCGGAGAATCTCAGACTCCGACACCATCGGTAACCCCAACAATTACCTTGTCTCCAACAAATAGTGGTACACCGACTACAACACCAACCAACACATTCACACCAACTCCTTCGATAACATCATCACCTACGGAAACTCCAAGTCCAACACCTGGAGAAACACCATCTCCGACCGCTTCGATTACACCTACAAATACGCCGACACAGACCTCAACAACAACACCAACTAATACTCCATCAAACACTGGAACTCCGACTAACACGCCGAGTCCTACTGTGACTGATACCCCAACCCCAACTCCTGGAGAATCTGCAACTCCAACTCCGACTCAAACAGGAACACCAACAAATACTCCAAGTAACACGGCATCTCAAACTCCAACACAGACTGAAACACCAACAAATACTCCAAGTAATACAGCGTCTCAGACTGCAACACAAACACCAACGCAAACTGAAACACCAACAAATACTCCAAGTAATACAGCGTCTCAGACTGCAACACAAACACCAACGCAAACTGAAACGCCAACCAATACTCCAAGTAATACCGCGTCTCAGACTCCATCTCAAACACCTACTCAGACCGGTACACCAACAAACACTCCGAGCAACACGGCATCTCAAACTCCATCTCAAACGCCAACTCAGACTGGTACACCAACCAACACGCCAAGTAACAC